AGTTAGTGCCATCACAGAACACGTCAAAGGTACCGAGCTTAGATGCGGTTACCGCAATACCCGTACCAGCAGCAGTACCGTTGATGGTTCCACCAGCAGTCTTCAAAGTCATCTGGCCAGCATTGCTGACAGTCTGAACGAATACAAAGTTTCGACCCTTCAGAGCTGTGCTAGCAGCCGGAAGAGTAATCACATATGCATTGGTCGGATCATAGAAGATGACAGAGTCATTCGCTGTGACCGTGTAGGCAGCTGTCAGTACAGCTGTGGTAGTGTAGTTTACATTGTCAAAACCGGACATGGCTTATCCCTTTGGATAGAACTTATGAAGGACGGCCGAGATACCGGCCGAGATAGCGGCAGTGATGGCCACATGGTCTGTGGATAGGCCACCGGAAACTAGCTGTGTGGCTGCACCAGCCACGAACACAATAAGTGCCAGAGCGGCATCGTGAATAGTGGGCTTCATTACAGTGTCGCCTTCAGTTCTGCCAGGGTCTCCTGAGCGATCGCCTGAGGACTTGCCCCAACACCGCCCTGGAGGGTGTTCACCTTGTCAGCCAAGGCTGCTACAGCCTTGGTCAGGTTTTCGACCACATGAACAATGTGGCCAACACGCGCAGCGGTCAGCGTCCATACGTCATTGGCGCTCTGCTGACCAGACCACACACCGCCATCCTTAGCGATGTCCGGGTACCACCCAGCTGTGTAGTTAGGGAAGGTAAGTGGGGTAGTCGGATCCATATCGTCTCCATTGATGATCGCGGACAGTTGAGCAACTGTCCCCTTGAATGCGTTGAAGTCCACAGACTGCCCACCGTAGCTCTGAGCGTTGGTGTACTGCCACACCGCAGGAGTGGCTCCTCCATAGGGCCCAGGCCAGTTCGAGTCACTGTAGGCGCGGTAGGCACTGGCAACCAGAATGGCTCCCAGAGCCGTTACACGGCTCAAATCCCCGCCTACCTCACCCCAGTACCACTGAGGGAAGTACACGCCCCAGACACGCCCCCCACGGCCCCTGAGAGCTTCCATGAAGGCGACCACCTGAGCTACACCAGGCTTACTGTTTCCGGTGGTTTCCACATCAAGCATGCATGGCGTGTTGCCTGCCACATTGAAGTAGTGTGCCGCCTGCGCGGCTGGGTCAGAATCGGAACGTAGAAAGTGGTAGCCAGAAAAGACAGCTCCAATAGCCCTGGCCTGGTTCTTGAAGTCCGCATAGTAAGCATCGGAGTAGCCGATGCCTTCAGTTGCCTTTGCAATGACAGCTACCGTGCCCGGCTGAACCTTCAGCCCCGCCTCATAAGAACTGATATCAGGGAAGAAGATCGTCATTCCTTATCCATCCCCAGCATTGTTAGTGCTGTCTGATAGCTGATTGAAGTTCCGGGCAGCGCTCGAACCATCCCATCGGACCCAATCTGTTCCGCTGCCCGAATATCGTCTGCCATTTTTCCCTGGATCGGCGACCCAATGAAGTTCTCCGAGTGTTCGCGCTGTGAACGCGTCAACCACACCCGTGGACGGAAGTCCATGGAGTCGCTGCCATCCTCGGATCGCACGTACGGTGTCCTCATCAAGATGTCCTGTCTTAGGTAGTTTTAGCAGAAGCTGAACGGTTTCGACTTCCCGACCCACTGATCCCAAGGAGATGTCCCTGACGAACCAGTTCGGAGTATCCATCTACGGTTTCCTCCAAGACACGGATACGCTCATCCTTGGCCTTGCTGTCCTTCGCCCAAGCAGCCTTGATTTCAGCGTTTTCTTCCTTGAATTTGTTAATGGTTTGCTCATGGGCCATGACTAGAGCCTGAAGATCAGAGATAATCTGCTTCTTGATGTTGGAGTGTCCAACCACCGTAACAGCTGCAATAGAGCAAACTGCAAGCAGAATTTCAATGAAGTCTGAGATAGTCATAGACACCTCTTAAACAATAACTCGACAATGGAGAGTGACGTAGCCACCATGGGCATTGGAATCCTGCCCCCCATTGGAAGCTGCCTTGGATAGCTCTGGTGATTGCTGCTCAAAGCGGTAATCATCAACGACTACCAAGTTGCTATCATTATAGTTTAGATCCTGAAACAAAACAATGTTCCCCGAGGCCGTGAGAGCCTCTAGAGCCTTGATTCGCTCGTAGGCGAATCCATCATATCCCGCTGGATTACTGTACCTATCCAGTTCGCGATCGAAGCACAGCATAGGAATTTCAATGATAACCTGCCGGGCAACCCCAGGAAGGCCTCGCAGCTGGTAGCCATTCATCACAGGAGAGTTGTTAGTGTTCCGATTGAGGACGAACTTAAACTGAAACCATTCCTGAGAATCTCCGATGTCTGGGATATAGAATGGGCTGGCAGCACCATCCGCGCTACTGCCCTGGACGCCAGCCACGATCAACTCTAGCCCAGAAGTGGGGTTTTGTCCCCAGATATCAATAGAGCCGTCCCCCGTGTCAATGTTTGGGTGACGTAGGTATACATACTTGAAGTGCTTGGGCTCAAGTGTGTTAAATCGAATCTTTGGTGTGTAGAAAAAGCCTGAAGACACCTTGAAGGAAGTGTTAGGAGAGTATACGAACCCCCCAGTGGAAAACACTACCTGTGAAGTGGATCCCATATTGGCAATGCTGTTCACAGGGCTACCTGTTGTAGGCAAATCTCCCATCAGATCATTAGCGAAGGGCTGACCACCAGTGGAAGTTTGAGATCCTAGATCGACTCGCATAATGAAGTCTGCATCTGTGGCATCCGAAGGATTCTCCCACCCTACTTGAGGGATGAGACTGTTTCCCTGATTTCCAATGAACATGAAGCGGTCGTATCCACCAATTGCGCGAACTCCCACGTTATTGGGGTCCTGAACTATTAGAGGGCCATAGGCCAAATTACCGTTGCTGTCAGCCACTGCCACACGAAAACCCTTGTTAGTGCCGATTCCAACATAGGCACCAATATAGGCGTAGATGGTGAGGATCTTTTCACCGTAAGGCATCTGTGCAGCTACCACACCTGAAGTCAATACAGGCATGGCGCCACCGCCATCCAGCGTGAACTTATGGATTTGACTGACTGCCCCTCCCGCATTTCCACTCACGAGAATGGCTGTACCAATCTCGCTAATCCCCGTGTAGGTGTAGGCAGTATTCTGATGAGCAAACTTCACAGCGGGCAACCCTGGCCCTGCGCCAACCAGTTCATAGACGTTATTATCCAAGCCAGCCACAAGGCGGCCCTTTACCCAGCCTATAACATATCGCCCGGATGTGCTAGGAACATTCCAGATCTTAGCCGCAGCCACACCCGGTGTGGCAATGGCTCCCTTGTAGATCCCTGTCTTGTCAGCAAAGTAGTAGTTAGTACCATCATCTGTGAAAGTATTGGCCAGGCCAGTAAGTCCACCAGGGAAAGCATAAAGAGTAGTTGTTCCACTCACACCGAGAAAGCTTAGAGCACCAAACACAGTTGATCCAGTATCTAGGATCAGGACGCCGTCTTCAGTTCCATTGTTAGCTCCTCGGAGCTGTACAGGGCCAGTGCTCCCAGTATTCGCAGTGGTAGTCTGGAGCAAGGAGATCTGCCCAGGTGTGGATAGCATATCCACACCTTCTGAATAGAAGAAACGCTCTCCCAACAGAGGGTCCTGAGTGGTGTCCAGGAACTGTGAGCCCCCTCCTTGGCTAAAGCTAGACTGGCTTCGTAGCCACCAACCCCATAGAGACTGCTCACCAGGCACCTGCTGGTTGTCAAACTGATCCTTGCGGATTGGGGAGAAGGAACGAGTGTAAACCTTACGGTAATAACTGCCGCGCAGAGACTCGCCTGAAATGAAAGGGATGCCTCCGATGGCGTAATCGTAGGCGATGTCTGTTCGAGCATAGCGGGAAGAGAACGGCCCTGGGAGGGGGGCGATACCAGAAGGGATTGGCTGAGCAATGCCAGCAGTATTGTTGAGGAATGCAGTCAGCCCCACGGGGGTCTCCTAATCCAAGGACCAGATCCAGCTAGGTGCGACAGTATACGTCAGTGTGATAGTTTGCCCAGAGGGAACCCGGAAGGTTCCAGAGGTCAGCCCAGTGGCAGTTCCACCAACAGCAATCGCGGTTACTGTACCCCCAGTAACCCAGACAGTGGCATCCGATCCGTAGTTGTTGGTGTAAGCAACTGTGGTCGCCGGAATTGCAGGTGGACCGACAATCCCTACAGGGTTATACTGCGCGTTCCCAAACACCTTGGACTTTGTAGCTGCATTTAGACTGAACTTCCCACTGGTTCCTGCTGCCACGTTGTTTCCGTAGTACGTGCAGTTGTTGAAAGCTCCGGTCTCTAGGATCGCATATGTCCAATGTGCAGCACCATTGGTCACATCAAAGATGTTGCCGCTGATAGTGACGTTATCAGCACCTACTCGAATAGCCTCTACAGAACCCACGCTGGAAGCATTACCAATCTGGTTACCATGGATGAGCACATTGGGTGCTGTGTTCCGAATAGCCTGATAACGTGGTTGGTCGAAGCGATTACCTATGATTCGAGTCGGTCCTGCATTCTCCACCTGAACAGCTGCGCTGGTGAATGTTCCACTGGACCCAATGACATTTCCAAGCAACTCCGTGTATCCCGCCACAAGGCGGACCAGGTATCCGGTGTTGCTCTGCGGAGCGAAGGTAGGCTGCTGAGCAGACATAGTGAGGTTGGCCTGAAGGATGTCATTGAAGCAAATGAAGCACTCCTCACAGAACACTGTCATGATTCCGGCAGAGCCATTGATAATACGGTTTCCCTGAACCTGAATACTGTAGGAGAAATTGGTGATATCTCCATCCAAGAGGATTCCCCAGTTAGGGACTGCTGTGATATTGCAATCCTTGATGAAGCTGTAGCGAACACCGTAGAAGTGAATTCCATTGCCCTGACCGGCGGTAGTGCCGGTCATGTTGGAGCCGTCAATGGTGATCCCCTCGACACCCACAAAGTTCTGAACATATCCCACAGTCCCCGCAGCCGCCGGAATAGGTGTGCTGATGACATCAGCCAGGAACCCAGCAGTAGGCTTGATGGTAGTTGAACCCTTCCCATCACCCTTGATAACAACACCACTCTGAATAGGTGTCAATGCGCTGCCAATAGCGTATGTGCCCTTTGGGAAGTAGACAACGCCACCCGCAGCGTTAGCCAACGCAATGGTACTGTTAATAGCAGAGGTGTCATTTGCGACACCATTGCCAACGGCTCCCTGAGCCTTTACATTAAACCACCCAGTAGAGCCATTGTTGGTGATTCCACCGGTTCCAGACCACAGACCAGCTCCCATGGCCTGAGCACCAGTATAAGTTGCCGTGTCGATTGTCTTGTTAGTAAGGGTCTGTGTCTGCTTGGTTCCAACAACTACGTTGCCTGAGGTGTTTGTGAGCCCATGAACTGCCTCACTGGAGGCATCTAGCGGACCAGCAGAATCAATGTGAGATCGTGCTTCACGAAAGTCGCGACCAATGTCACCGTGGGTGACAGTTTCGTTGATCGGATGGTTTACAGCGCTGGTTCCATCAATTCCGCGAGTGACCGTCCAAGAGTTTCCAATAACCGCAGTAACGTCAATGGCTTCCTGCAAGGAGGTTCCAATACCAAGGATTGCAGTGAACGGCGTGGATGGCCAACCAGAGGAAGAGTTTACATTGATCGGGTTGGTCGTGTTGGTGATGCCCACACTGAGAAAAGCCTGCGGAACATTTGTGGCATACTGCTGACCAGCTGGCATAGAGAGCTCCAGTTAGAAATCGTAGTGCGAGGGGCGTGGAAAGCGATCACGAAGCTTGCGAGCTTCCTGCTCAAGACGCTCCAGATAGAGCTGTCGATACCACTGGGATACTCGGCTCGCAGAGCCGGGCTGAACATACTGAGCACGCTCAGAGGCTTCCACGGCAGACAAGGTAAGTCGAGGGCCCTCAAGCTGTGGTGCAAGCTTCATACAAGCCGCATATACAATGACATCTTGAACGGTGGACGGAAGACCTGTTACAGAGGCAAAGTCATCAGAGAAGCCGGTAAGCTCGGTGGGCTCCTTTTGATACGTAACAAGGACTTGCCGACCAGGCACTACATCATCTGCAATGAACAAGGACTTACCTGTGGCTCCCAGCTGACCGGTGGAGGTATCTGCCTGACCATTAAAGCGCCAAGATCGGCAGAAGGGCCAAACATTAGAAGGGCCGATCAGTTGATTTTGAACATGGATAACCTCTTCGGCATCAGCCGGAAGAGGATACTCGAACACCACGGAAATCTTGGGAAAGGAGTAAGTTCCCACTCCCCACAAATCTGGATACACCGAGCGGATAGCATCATTGATGGCTTCCTTAACACGAATAGCAGGCCACTGAGGATTATTCTCAATACGGGCGCTTACAGCGTGGACTGCTGCTGTGGTGCCATCCCATCCGCGTGCGAAAGGATCAACGGTAATGGTGTTGGTTTGCTGATTTACGCTTTTAACAAGCATTAGCTCATCACCGTCAACTTCGACTAGACCTCGGGAGATCTGAGTTGCATCAGCCACAAACAACGTCGTGTCTGTAGTCCCGATAGAGGAAGTTAGATAAGTCCATTGCTGCTGGTTCTGAGAAAACCCTGCCAGCTCTCGACGAACACGAATGACAAGATCTGAAAGAGTTGGCATGTGGACCCTAAACCAATCGAGTAGCCGTAACAGTGGCCTTGTAAATGGAGCCGACAGAACCCACAGAGGCACCCACATTAACCGTAAGGTTAACGGCACCACCAGGATTCACATAGAAGGTAAGCTTATTGGATTCTGTACTGGCCAGGTTGGTTGCTGGAAGGGTGTAGAGAGTTGTGGAACCAGCCTTAAGGACAAAGTTGTCCGTTGCAGTAGCTTCCGCAGTCGCACCAAACCCCACCTGCACATCTACCTGATAGTAAAAGTCAAACACAGCCACGCTGGCAATAACAGTGCCAGCTGCTGGAGCAGCTGCGGATGTTCCGGTGGAGGAAACACTCTGATAACGGTTAGATGTTTGAGCATCTACAACCGCACCCTGTTGGCTAACCTTCACATTTCCGTTACCATCTATAGGGCTGGCGATAGAAACAGTGCTGGCATTACCACTTCCACCAGAAGTGACTGTAAACGGGGTCTGCGAGGTGGTTACCACGCAATTGATGGTCGGTGTGGTCCCGCCGGATACGGCGCTGCATCGCGCACGAAGGCTGGTGAACTGGATGAGGCCCGTGGAGAACTGAGTTTCTCCGGAAGTGTTGCTACACGTAGCAATCGTAGACCAAGTAGCCCCACCATCTACAGAGCCTTCTAGGAGGACAGTAAAGGATGCCGGAGTTCCGGCTACCTGTGTAGTGATTTCAGCATAGTTCATCCCCACGCCGGTGTTCCACGAAGATGTATTCAGAACCCCTGTGGCTAGGGAAACAAATCCGCCCGTAGAGAAAGTCTCATTGGACTGAACGCTAGTAGTTGTATTGCTAGGCACGGGCTGTCTCCCTAATCACCTGCATGTCGCTGCTCTTGTCCACCTCAGCGGTGACCTTGGCTACTGTTTCATTCGAAACAGAGTCGTAGCCACCCTTACCATTCGGCGCAACCTGGAAATCACGACCATAAGCCATACCGGTCTCTGCTGACATTCGTTCCGCAAACTTGAGTTTAGCCATTCCTGTACCATCAGGCTGGATACCCTGGGCTCGTAGCTCACGGTAGAGAGTCAGCTCCCGCTCATGTAGTCTGTCACGCGTCTTATCAGCCCCATAGGCACTGCGGGCAAATCCAACCATCTGGCGCTTAGAGCGCATGCACTCCCCGTAGGACCCATGGTCCTGAGTGGGGCAGCCATTAGAGCAGGTCATTAGTCAAACGCTCCGCTAGTCATAGCAGGGGCCCAACCATTTGGAGAAGTCTCGTCAGTCCCAGGATCTGCCCACTCACAGTCAACAGCGTAAATGGTGTTATCCAGAACCTTGCGTTCATCAAGATTCATGAGTGTGGAAGTTCCTCCCATGAAGCCATCATGATTGCACATGTAGTTGTGCTGATGTTCAACATCAGCATTATCGTGGCCGGGATCAGCACCACGAGTAGTTCCCATAGTACGGGACTTCTGAGCAGGGTTATACATGAAGTGGGTTTCAGTCCACTTATTGCCACTCTTTGGGAATGTCATCACAGAGGTGCCATTAGCACTTGTATCAGTTGGCGTCTGGTCTGCATTAATGCCAAAACGCGGAGTTCCTGGCGTACCAGCCATTTAGATTCCTCCCTGTCCCATTGGGCCAGGACCCTGATAAGGGATCGACTGGCTTCCTGGCCGTGGTGCTGGATTGCGAGGTTCCTGAGAACCAGTGGTCTTGGGCTTGGAAGGGCCCTTTGTCGGTGGTCGTACAGACGGCTTTGCCGCCTTTTTGGCTGATACCTTTGGTACAGCCTTCTTCATCCGTGTAATCTGCTTGACAGTCTTGACAGGCTTCTTCTTAGGGGCTGCCATCATGTAACCGCCTGGAAGTCTCCCCCAACTCCAGAGTTGAGGATGTTGGTCCGATCGACAGAGGTGATCGGTTGATTGTTGACAAACACCTGAGTGGCAGCAGCAAGCTGGTCTGTTGACTGGTAGCGCACCGCACTGAAAGTGCCAGAGTTGTTAAGAACTGTGAAATATCGATTGAGTCGATAACGGTACATTAGGGCATTGTGCCCCATGGGCCCCTCTTCGATATACGGAGGGTTGTACAACTGTGGTTGGTTGTCGCTTACACTGACTGCTTGAGTCACAGGACTCTTAGCAGAATCAGCCAGAGTAAACTGAGGGCGGTAGGACACTGGTGAACTAGGCCTCTGAAAGAGGCTCAGGGACAGTGCAGCAGGGCTTCCAAGGGTGATTGCTTGTACCAGTGTGGCGGAGCCATCAGAGTCACTCCACGAAGCTGTGGAGCCGTTTGTCCCCACAGCGTGCAACGCCATCCCACTCGCCAACTTCAGGGTAGAAGCGGGGAGAGAAATAACTAGATCCTGTCCAGATCCGTAGATGCTGTGCTCCAGTATCGCAGTGGAGTTGGTTCCGTCGAAGACAGCAGCAATAGCCACCACATTTGTTGTGGAGAGATCTTTATCTCCGACTCCAAGAGATGTTGCTGGGGCAAAGATGAAGGAGACGGAATTCCCGCTATCACTGGCATTCCAGGTGTGATACCACCCAGAGAGGGTGGAGCTATCCGGTGCTCGAAGCCCATCGAGCTTGAACCATGGATTGGGTGCTGCTGTGAATTCACTAGCCCACCCTGGCTGATGAGTAATGATCTCGTTATCAACGAGAAGGAAGACCAACACCAAGTCCCCCACAACCGGACTACCACCGAGAGCCACGGTAATAGAAGTTGCAGCAGGGGCAGAGCTGGCTGCGGAGAACTTGATGTTGGGCATAGCAACCTTATGTGGTGTGGATGCTGGAGGTTGTACGAACCTGATACAGAGCTGCCTGACGGTAGATGCTCCAACCGGCTACGCCGTACCAACCGATAGGGCGGGCGCGCATCAGCTTGTCAACCACGGGGCCAATCACCACGTGGAAGTCCTCGGCGCACGCCTCAGCGAGCGCCTGCTGCCCTGCGAACAGGGTGTAGAACACGCGGGTGCTGCTGGAGCCTGTAGTGTCGTTGTAGGCGCGCGGAGTCTCTACGAAGTAGGCACCCTCATACGCACCAATCTCGCCAGCCCAGATAGAACCAGGCGCGGAATAAACGTGCGGAGCACGCCACCCAGCAATGGTCCCGGTCTCGGAACGAAGATCGTAAGACACCTCAGGGTGAATCGCACCCCAGTACATACCGGCCTTGCGAGGCATGGCCTTGTTGGTGCGAAGCTTTGTCACAGCGGCGCGAACGTCGCGAGACTGAATAACGTCCGTAGACACAATAGAGCCGTTGGCTCCACCAGAGAGGACCATAGATCCACCCTGCTCACGGATGACGTTAGTTCCACCGATCAGCACATTCAGCACTACAGCGTCAATGGAATCAACCATGTTGAACGCTACGATGTTGGCAATAGCCGGATCGATGTCGGAGAAGCTGAACAGGTTCAGCAGACGTGTGCGAAGTACAGCATTACCGTACTCAGCGAGAGTCACGGACACCGTGGAAGGGTTACCGATGGCAACCGCATCAGGGTCGATGCTCTCAGTCAGAGTGCTAGTGGCTGTGTTCAGATCGTTGTACAGACTGAAGACCACGGAA